CATGACGAGGTTGTATTGGTGGCACCTTGATAAACTCTAGTGTTAGCAATATAAATTTCACCTTCGGTAACATTACTTAATAAAATGTCCGCATTTCTCAAAGAAATTATTGGAGCTGAAACATAATCGTAACCAAAACTTACGACTCTAATAGTCGAAATAGCACCAATTCTAGTTGTAGAAATATCACTTGATACTCCATCTCCTAAAATTTCAGTAACTCTTAGTACAGCATTAGCACCACCAGAAGATGTTACTGTAATAGTTGGTAAATCTGCTCTTGTGTAACCTTCACCACCTTTAATATAACTTGATGACTCGTTAAAAGTTATCGATTTGATTCCGTTATTTCCCGCATGAATAGAAGTTACATTTGCATTTGCTCCATATCCTCTACCATTACTAGTAAAAACCAAATAGTCGCCTACATTATATCCATTACCACCATTCTCGATTTCTATTCTACCTAAAGAACCTACCTCAGTCAATTTTCTTCGGTTTAGTTTATATACGGAAAGGTTGTCAATATTATTTTCAAAGTTATCGAAAAAAGTTATTGTATTGGATGAAACGTTAGCTACGATTTTTACTTCTTCATATCTGTTCTTTAAAAATAATCTAACAGATTCACCTGGTTCAAAAGAAAGTGTTAAATCTTGAGACTCATCTAATAATACTTTTGTATCTTTGACCGCTGTAGCTGAAGGTATTACTAAAGTATCATCAAGTTCTTCCATATATAAACTATAAAAATTTAAACTTGGTTTTGTTTTATATCCACCACCAGAAGATTCTACAGTAACATAAGAAATCGGAAAAACATTTAGTGTTTGTTTTGTAGTTAATTCATTAATAGTTTTTGTGTTTGATACATTATCAATAGCATTAATGTTTGAACCATAAAAACTTTCTATGGTTATATTACTTACATTTACGGTTCTATTTACTTTTTCATTTAATAAAAGTATTTGAGCTTTTGCTTCTGCACCTAAAAGAACATCTTTAAATCCACCAGTAAAATCCAGTATTGAAGAATTTTGATGTGTAATAGGACTTCTAAAACCAAAACCACCATTTGTAATTAAAACATCATCCACAGAACCTTTTAAAACATCACCTACTGTCGCTATAGCACCTACAGGATTACCTGAAGAAGGATTTAACCCTCCAATAATTGTTACAGGATCTCCTTCATAATTTAATTCTGTATCAAATCCATTATAAAACAATCCTCTATTTCTAGGATCAATTTTAATTTCCGAAAGTGATCCAATTAATTTTGCTGTAACAAAATCTTCAGTACCATCGGTTCTAACTATTGTTGTTGTTACATTTTCTCCAGTAGTAAACAACTTTTCAATATTTGAAATATACAATTCAATGTATTGAATTCCTAGCTGCCTATCAACCGATTTTATAACTTTTTCAACAATTGCAGTAGATTTTGATGCGGTACCAGTTATTTTACAACGTTCAATATCAAATATGTTATTGTCACCAGTTTCTACTCTGAGGGATAATGGAAGAACCCATTTTCCGTCCGACAATTTTATTATCTGTTCTTTCGGAAAATAAATGTCAATTTCTTCATTGTATAATATTCTAAAAAGAAACTTTAAAGATTCTGGAGTACCTTTACTTCTGTAAAATTGCCCAACGTGTTTTATGAATTTTGATTTATCTAAAAGAATTTCTTGCGGAAAATAAGGCAATATTTCTTTTACTATCTCGTTTACAAAATAATCGTCAGCAATATCTAAATCTTTAGAATCGTATAGAGTGTTGGTTTCATAGGTTACATTATTACTTTTTTCCAACCACTCATAATATTTCTCCAAAAATAGTACAAACTTTGGATTATCCGATCTAACAAAATCAGGAAGTTGACTTGAAACTAAACTAGAAGTAACTGATTGTACCATTTTACTTTACGACTTTCAATTCTACAACGACACTAGTTGGATCCGTTTGATCAAAAGCTAACATTTTATTCTTTACAGATTGTAGAACAGTAGATTTTGGTCTAACATTAATTGATAATTCTCCAAAATCATTATCAATGGATAAAGGAGCAAAATCATTAATTGTAACTTTTCCTAAAACATAATCAATAGTTCCCGTAAATCCTTCATTTTTTTCAAAATTTAAAACAACTTTTGTACTTCTACTTGTGACTTCATCTGGTTTGAAATAAGCTATTCTTATTTTACCGTATCTATTTTCTAAGACAGAATCAGCAGTTGCTCCTGTTCCTCCACCACCAATTATTCTTACTGCAGCAGTTGTGTATCCGACACCAGGGTTCGTAACTTTTACTGAACTGAGTTTTCCATTAACTATAACTGCTGATGCTTTGGCTCCGCGACCATCACCTACAACTTCAACAGTCGGCGTTGAAGTGTATCCTGATCCTGGTGTTATTACAGTTATCGTTTCCACACCAGTAAAAGAGGATGGAACTTCTTCTAAGAAACATGTTCTTTGCACTAAATTTTCGTCTAAAATTGTAAAGGTTGGTGAAGAATAAAAGTTGTCTAAAGTTGTTCCTCTAGATAACTCCATACCAAAATCCAAAACATAAGTGTTAGTTTGATTTAAAACAGGTCTAAATCTTTTTGACAAAAATATTTCTAGTTCATTTGACTGTATTGAATTGTCGCTATTATCAATATCAGTTCTCAATTTAGAAGAACTAAACAAAGAATTAAATTTATTTAAATTTGAATTTGCAAAAAAATTTATAGAATTAGTTACTTTAGATTGCAGTGTTGAAAGATTTAAACTTGTTTTTGTTGGGTCATAATAAACACTAGAAATTAATTTAATAAAATTATAGTCAACGTCTACAAATTCTGGCGTAACTGTTAATACACTCACTGGTTTTATTATTTCATTAATAAAATAATCTTTTTCGGTATCAGAAACTTCAAAACCTAGTTTTGGTTTGGCGGAAATAAAAACTTTACCGTAAACTGGAGGAATATTTTCTTCTCCTCCCCAAACATTTACAGCATCAAATTGAGGGTATCTCTGTTGTATTAGTTTAATATAATCGTTTTTTGTTACTGCTCTATTTTGTGAAGTGAACTGCAAAGGAGCTGCAAACTTGATTTGATCTACTGTTTCTCTTTCTGATCCACCAGAAGATGCGGCAACAGGAATTACTGAAAATGTTGTGAACGATGAAACTGGTGCTGTACCAACAAAATTATTTGCTCTATTTGCTAAAGATCCATTTGTTGACAAGTAGGTCACATTTATCACACCACCATCAGGAATTTTTTTACCGATAATATCATCTCCAAAATAAATTTCATATTGATCGTTTATTCCTTCTTGTAAGAAATAAACGTTTGAATTCGCAGTAAGATTAATTACATCACTGGCTAAATTATAAACAACAGTGTCGGTATTTGAACTCGACTGTTGTATAGTAACCTTTAATGTTGAGGTGTCGATATTAGTTTCGGGTATAGTAAATATTTGTTTCGGATTGGATGATTGTGAATGATTGAATGAGTATTGGCTCAAAAAACCTTCATATATTTTTAAATTGGAAAATACAAAACTTGTTCCTGTTTTTGTTACAGTAGTGTCCTCTAGAGTTACAAAATTGTATACTTTATTGTCCAACAAACTAGATAAAAAGGTATAACCTCTAGGTAATGTCAAACTACCTGGTGTAGAATTTAAACTATTAACTGTAAAATTAATAGTTGCTCTGGCTGCCGATGCTGATCTGGGTACATAACCAAATTTTTTAGCATGAGAAACTACAGAATTTCTTAATAGTGCCGTATCTAAGAATGATTCATTCGCAATCATATTTAGATAATACGCATTATAATGTGTATTGTAGGCCAATACATCTAGTAAAACACTTAGACCAGAACCATCAAAATCATAATCCGTAAATTCATTTTGGCTTTTTAAAAAATTTTTTAAATTTGATTTTATAGTATCAAAATCAAGTTCAGTTACTCTTAAACGATCTGTCATTTATCTTACTCGATCTAGGAAAAATGTTATTGTTATTGGTTCGGTTACATTTACTATAGTAAATTCCATATCAACAGTAAAGCCATTATTATCATAATCAGGTATAGCTCTCACTCTATACACAGAGGCTCTAGGTTCAAAATTTGCGATTGTTTGTTGTATTTCTCTTTCTAAAGCGGATGCCGTTACAAAATCCAAATTTTCAAACAAAAGTTTAGATACGTTACAACCAAGTTCTGGTTGGAATGGTCTCTCATGGTGATTTGTGAGAACTAGATTTTTAATAGAATTAATTACTGCCATCTCAGCAGTGTGTTTATTAATGTCTTTTTTTATCGGGTGAACATTGAAAAGGAGGTCTAGATCCTTATACGTTCTTGCGACATTCGTAGTAATGTTTGCCATTAGTTATTTATTCAACTACCTATAGAGTTTTTAAGTTTTGTGGTTCCTATTTTATTGGTAATTAGATTTTTCTCAGTACTGCCAGAGTTTTGCAGTCCATTCAATATCTGAAAATCTCTCAAAATTTGTTGAGAAGCGTAAAAATAGTTCTCATCTTCAGTTCTTCTGGTGTAAAGTAATGTATTTGCGGTGTTTATTATCACATTCATTGCATTTACTTGAGATGTTGTCAGTGAAGAAGGTACGGTTTGTAATGAATTTTTTGTATTTCCTATACTCCAATTATTGGCAGTTAAATCTTCTTCAATATACAAACTAGTAAATTGGTTTAAAATAGGAGTAGAATTTCTAACATTATCTGTTGTTCCCAATATAGTTAATATCATTGCTCCAGATCCAACACAATCTTGATAATTTGGTTTTATTGTTCCTGTAGATACATCAACAAAATTTTCCGAAACTCCTGATAATCTATTTGTATGTTGTAAAAATAAATTCAATTGGGTTACTAAATTATTTGATGAATTAGCTAAGTTTTTTATCGCAACATTAGAACTAGGATAGTTTGTATCTGGACTAGTAGTACATAATGTTATGATTGAATTTAAATTGGAAGATATACTAGAAACATAAGATGCAACAGGATTTTGAAAATAATCTGAACGTGTCACCGCACCATTTGCCAAATCACTAGCAGCCCATGAACTTATTTTTATAGGACTTGTGTTTAAAAAAGCTTTAGCTCTATCACTTAAAGTGGCGTCATCACCAAATTTAGACGAATCAAAAGTGGTAGTTAATCTACTTAAAATATTTGCCATTATAAAGCTCCTACGTAAGGTGGAAAGATAGTTGCATTTATAGCTGGATGCGTATGTGCAGTATAAGTTGCTCTGAATATAGCTAAAGGTCCAGCAAGATCACTTATAATAGGAGCTTCTACTGAAGTTACTGATGTAATTGGCCCAATAGAGTAGATTCCTGGAGCAACAACACCAGAATCCGGAATGGGACCAACTAAAACTCCTGTAGGAGTTACTAATCCTAAAGCACCTAAAACTTTTTTAGATGCTACAATATTTTCAGAACTAGCTATATAACCAGTTGAAGATATTGAACCACTTACTGTAACATCACTATCTATATGCACACCAAAAGGCGCATTAATATTGACTTGTCCACTTAAACCACCAGCAGTTATATTGATATCAGATTCGGAAGTTAGATTAACTTCTCCAGCAATAACAGCATCCATTTCACCTTCAATATTCTGATAAACATTGCCTTGAATATTCTGATACACATCACCCTCGACATTTAATTTCGAATCACCTTGTATTGTAACAGAACAATAACCTTTTATCAAGACATGATTATTCTTTACTACAATTTCATAATTGTCGCCAGTTATTTTATGAACTTCTGTACCGTCAGATTGTATCTCAGTATAATTTCCTATACGATGTTGTATTCGTATTCTCTCATAATCGGGTGTATCGTCCATTTCAACGAAATGGCCGGATTTAGAATAAAATCCTTGATTATGTGGATATACAGAATTTGCAGATTGCGAATCTGGTTCATACCAAGTACTATCACCTTGCGGTTTACTAACTCCTGTATCTGCCATTATTATACCTTTTCAAATGTAGCTTCAATTGATTTAATTTCTGTGTAGACTATCGTAGTTGATTGTACAGTTTCCACTGCTGTATCGAAAGTGCTTTTAGATTGATTCACTAAATTGGTAACTTCGGTAAAATCAAAGCTAGTTCCAGAATCTACATCCAAAGGTATAGCTTCAGAAAAAGCCTCAGTGAGTGAATCAAAAAAATGTTTTAAACATTCTTGGAACAAAACAAGAAGTCTTGCAGGTAAGCTTAATATCCAATTTATTAATTGTCGTATTTGAGCTGTAATTTTTGCAATTTCCAATATAATATCATTTATAACTTGTAAGAATTTTTGTATATTTTTGAGTATTGCCGTTATTTGTTTAATTGTTGCTTGTACCCATTGTCCAATAGCTGAATCTGATACTCCTGTAAAATAAGATGCAATCTTATCTCTCAACCATTTTAGTTCCATCAGCACCTGTTTTCTTTTTGTTAGAATTTTTAATTTAATTTCATTGGATAAATCGCAAGCATGAGCTTTGTTATTATCAGATTTTTGCGTTGATGAATTTTTGTCCGCATTAATTATAGAACTTGCATTATTTGATGTAGATTGTAAGTTATTTACTGGAGACAAATACGACTCTGGTTTTATTATATTCGATTTTAATTTTTCCACATTGTATAAATCGGGTATAGGAGTACCTGATTGTCCGGCATAACCAGGAATAAAAAAACTTGATCCTGTCCAATTGCCTATTAAATTGTTACGAACATCATAAACTTTATTAGAATTTTCATCAAACCTTCCAATTCTAGCATCAACAGACTTTAATGATTCAAAAGACGTTGAAGCTCTCGGTGATGAAGCTGAAGTTGACTTTAATTGATCGATCTCATTATCAATTTTTACTATATCGTCGGACATTTTAGTAATTTCTATCTGGAGAACTTTACTATTTTCGTTAACTCTTTCAGATTGTATTTGAGTCAGTCGAATTTGTTCTACAATATTGTCAGACTGTCGCCTATACTGTTCAATTGTAGCATCAAGTTTTTTTATTGTTTCGTTGTGTTTAAGTGTACTTTTTGAAGTATAAAATTTTTCATATTCAGAATAAGTTCCATAATATTCTTTTTCATCACCAGTTA